GTGCGGTGTCTGCGATGGCAAAGATCAGATCGCAGGTTTCCGGCATTGCTACCGGCTTGCCATCCACCAGCCATTTATTAATATCGAACAGCGCGTCTTTCGACCAGTCCACGAATTCAGCCAGGAACTCCTGCCGGAACACTCTGGGCTCGCAGTTCTTTTCCTCTTGCTCCAGTTCCTCAGCCGGTACATATGGGTTGGATGAGGTCGGCGCGTAGTGCTCGAAGAAGCCCAGCTTTTTGTTGTTGCACAGCGCGTAGAAAAAGTTATTTTCGTCTATGCCATCTGGCGTTGAGAATACCCAGACATGACCACGAGGAACGAGCAGCGTTGGCTTGATAGATTTGGGCCAGATTTCCTCCAGCATCTCAGGGGCTTTTGTAAACGCCGCCTCGTCTATCAGGACAACTTCATATTCACGGCCACGACCGGCCAGCTTGTTATCGTTGGTTACCCAAAAGTCGATCTTGCCGCCATTGGTCAACAGGATGCGCTTTTCGCTGCGTGACTGGCTTTTGATGAGTGGGGCCAGCAGCTCGACCAGCTTGTCGAAGATTTCCTGATACTGACGATACTCGGCAGTGAATACCCCCACGCGTCCGCCAAACAGTTCTTCAAGACCGGGACGGGTAAAACTCGCCGTAGCATAGGTTGCGGCAATATTCACGAGCATCGCCGTCTTGCCCCAGCGTCTGCCGCAACGAACAACGTTAAATCGATGGTCTAAACCCGCCTGCCAAATGGTGGCCTGGCCGGTATGCAGCGGGGGTAGATAAATGTCCAAAAATCACCCATTTTTAACATAATGACCGTTACCCGCACCGGCGTAACAGCACTCACAGCGGCATCAGTGCGAGCGGGCTATTTCTCCGTGTTTCGATGGGTAAAAGAGAGGTTTTGCACTGCATAAAACGTGCATAAAAAAGGCCACGTTTTGCATAGGGCAAATACGCAGCCAAACGTCTATTTCTGTGGGTTTTGCTATCTACCAGGAAGCGGCAGCGCGTTATGGATCACGGTGACCGTAGAACCGCCATCGGTCTTAAGTTTTTCGATTTCAGCCTGTCGCTTCTCTACGTCCAACTCCTGCTGGCGTTTTACTGCCGGGCTATCGAGCACACCAAGAGATTTAGCGATATTCTCCAGCATCTTGTCACGATTGCTGATTAGTACCTCGATCCCGTCCTTGGTTGTCTTGACGCCTTGATATGCCATGCGAGCATTGGGCGATAGCTTTGTGGTGTCGTGAATGTGAACAGAGCCAAATCCCTCCCCTTCGCATTGCGGACACTCTGGATGTGCTGCGCGTTTTGGGCGGTAACCAAAACCTCCAGCCAGTTCGGGCGATGGCTTGTTTTTCTTTTCAGCCTCAGAGCGGGCTTTGTTGTATTCGTTTTCAGTCCACTGATAGTCGTGATTCTTACCCCAGCAGTAGCGGCAACAGGTACGGCGATGCTCAACCAGCTCATTCACATCTACTGTTGCGATCGCCCACATCCTAGCTAGCACTTCGTCAGCATCGAATAGTTGCCGCGCTATAGAGGCTTTTTGTTGGTTCGCTATTGCCTGTGCTATCGCAGGTTTTCTCAGGTTCTCTTCGCCGATGCTGTAGGCGCTCTTTTTGCTATATCCCGCCCGAATGGCTGCCTGCGTTGCATTGGAATCTTTAAGATATTCAGCAACAAAGAGTTTTTGTTTTGCGCTTAGCTCCCCATTAACCAACTCTTCGGCGCTTTCTTCAATCTGCGCAGTGCGCAATTTTTTCTGCGCAGTTTTTTGCGCAGGTTGCGCAGTTGGCTTTTTGATGTATCTGCGTGCTGATGAGTAATTTAGCCCCTGCGCCTCGCACCACTCTTTCGGAGAGACTCCCGAGTCAGCATGTTCGGCCAGGAACTGCTGTTGTAGCTCTCCCCAGTCCGGTTTTGCCATATACTTAACCCCATTTCATTTTGGTGCTTAATCTAATGACATCTACGCAACTACAAATCATCTCGACTGTAATTGGATTTTTGGGAACGCTCATCATGTTCTTCAACGGCTACAACCTGAAACCGTATGAAGGCGCCGTTTTTGGCAGTGATGCTGTTAACGAAGCAAACAGGAAAATTACCCGAGATAACAAACGCATTATGGTGATGCAAAAAATCGGGATGGGCTTGCTAACGTTTAGCTTCCTATGTCAGGCCGTTTCATATCTTCTCGACTAGCGTGTCTCTTTGCTTGCGCATTACGCAGCAGCCTAGGAAGGCTGCTCTGTGATGCGAAAAATCTCAAAAGTATACAGGGCAGTATAAAAACACTCTGTAGCTGAAAGGGTGCCGGGATTTTCGCCACTCCCTGCTCGTGGTATCCTCCAGGTTCCTACAACCAAGGAGGTAATTTCATGGCAGATAAAAACGTTGATTTGATGCTTTACCCTGTTGATGCTGCATATCAGGTAGTTCTTGAGTTAGCCAAAGCTGGTGCATTCAATACCAACTCAGATAAAGGAACGGCAATTATTAACTGCTTCGACAAGCTTCAGAAAAAGTTCGAGGCGGTTCAAAATGGGAAGGTTAGTTAGAAACTAGCGTTATAAAAGCGCTTTTAATCGTTTGGGCCAGATCAACAGCAATTTCTTTTTGCAAAGATTGGCCCTTTTTGTCAGAAGTTAACTCCAGTTTACCCAATGCTGCTCTGAGCGTTTCTTGCTTCGGGTGGTAGTTATTTAAAGTTCATAGTTACCTCATTGATGGATTACCATTGTTTTTCGTGTTATCCCTCTGCCACTTAATCAGCCCCTCGATGCGCGATGCGCACACGTCCAGCTCGTTCTGGACCACATGAAACGATACCTTTTATCGTCAAGATCCAAACAATTTACTTCCAATTTTTTAACAATTAATCTACATTTTTCTTGCGGGCTCAATGATTACTCAGATAAAGATTATCGTTGCCGGTGGTTGCACCAAGCCCGTCCTACTTATTAACTGCATTGTCCCGCCTCCACTTAATCAGTCCATCAATCCGTGACGCGCACACGTCCAGCTCGTTCTGGCTTACCTGCAACGCCATGACAGCATCGCCGAACGTCGAGCCAATAAACGGCGACTGTTCGCATTGTTGTAGCAATACAGCGGGCGGGTACACGTAGATTATTTGCGGGGGTGGAGGTGGCGTTGGTTTGTTAGTGCAGGATGTCGAGAGCAGAATCAGGCAAACGCTGATTGCTACAGTCGCTAGACTCCAGCGCATGGCGTAACGTTCGGTTTTCAGCATCGGCCTTGGCCCTCTTCTGCTGCTCGATTTTGAGCTGTTCCTCGGTAGCTTTCCGGTCAGCGCCTGCGGCATCCTTGAGCGCAGTGATCATTTCATCTCGGCTTCCTACCGCGGTCACCAACTCTTTGTTGGCCTTCTGCGCGGCCACCAGATCGTCTGATAGCAAAGATGCATACCAGCCCAGACAGATAACCACCAGCAACGCGCCGATAAGGCTATAGCGTGTGAACTGCGTCATAACGCCCTCCGGTCTAACATGATGCCCACGTACCCAGCCCCCCCCAGCGCGTATAAAACCACATCCTGCGTCCCGTTGATGGGCGCTGAATATCTTGCCGAATAACGCTGATTGAGAATAAACGCCACCACGGCCAATTTTGCGGACCGTGCGACGGTCTCATGCCATCAGCAAAATGTGCCGTAGAACACTCAAACTTTATCTTCATACCAACGCCTTGCTAGCGATTTCGAACCGCGCTTTCCGGTCATCGATACCGTTCAGGCCACCGTTGATAATTTTCGTGACCTTTTCAACGTCTGCACCGAACTGGCCGCATTTGTTGGCAGACCAGAACCACCCGGCAGCGCGCATTGCATATTCGTCACGCTCAAGCATCTCGGGCGCCAGCACAAAGTCAGCTTTCAATGCGGCACTGCAGGCGCGGTAGTTATCCAGGCCAGTGATCTGCGGAATTCCACGCCCGCGGTATTTCCAGCCATCCCCTGCAGCTTTGTTACCCATGCGACCGGAATAAACGAGATTAGCGATCGCCGCCTGCCGGTTGACCGGTACCACACTTTCCCCACGCTGACGCCCCAGCGTCGCGCATTGGTCTTTCGATAGGCGTTTACCGAACGTGGATTGCAGCCCAGCAACACTGTAGTTGAACGACTCCACCACCAGGGTGAAACCGGCAGACTCATGGCCGAACTGGGCGATAAACATCGCCTGGTCTACAGCGGATGTGATGCCGAATTCTTTAAAAGTGGCATCGATATGCGGAAACCAGCGCGTAGCTAACCCGGCGCCAATATTGGCCGCCTGTTGGAATTGGAATTTTGTCATTTTTTTATTCCTGAGAGGGAGAATCCTGATCTTTCTTTTCTTTCGCCGAGCCTAGCTTTGTATTGGCCACCCGAAGGACGAATTCCTTAATTGCTGACAGCCCGAACATGCCGACCATACAACTGACAGCGATCTCAACCTTACCGGCGGCAATGGTGGCCATGGAGCCGTTAAGCCAGGGAATTGAGTGAACCAAAAAAATAATGACTGGGGCGATTGCCGGGCTTATCGAAACACCGACGATCCCACACACCAGTGCCTCACCGATCCCGGCCCTTATTTTGCCGCCTCCCCACACAACGCGCCGGAACGCCACCACAAACGCGACGAAAAAACCGTTGATACCTGTCGAGTAGTGGTAATAGAAGGCCGCAACGGCTGCGAGCCAGCTTGGATCCTTTTCAGGCATATTCATAACCTCCCCCTGCCGGGGCTTAGCCCGATCGCCGGGTGGTAGAAATAAAAAAGGCCATGCACATGCGCAGCCCGTATGAATTTTAGGATATTTCCCTTTTATTTTTAGCTAGTTAATTCCAGTCCATAGGCTACGCTTATAGTATCGGTTGCATGCCGATGTA